ATCCAGGGCCGGCAGTTGGCGATGGGTGCGGAAGCCAGCTTCATCCACCCCAGTAGCGAACCGCTGCGGGCGTCGATGGACAAGCAACGCCAGCTTAAGGACGACATTCGCACGCTCATACATCTGTCGCTCTCGAACGTGCGACCGAAAATGCAGAGTGCGGAGAGTAAGGGCCATGACGAGCAGGGCTTGGAAGCTGGGCTCTCCTACGTGGGCCTGGAGCTACAACGTGGCGAACAGAAGATCGCCCAATACTGGTCGGCCCTGGAGAATTCGTCCAAGTCCGCCCAGGTCAGCTACCCGGCAAAGTGGAAGATCCAAAGCGACGAGGACCGCCGCAAGGACGCCGAGCACCTTCGCGAGCTTCGCGACGACGTGCCGAGTACGACCTATCAGCGGAAGATTTCGGAACAGATCGCTTTGACAATGTTATCAGATAAGGTAACGCCTGACGAACTCGACAAGATCAACCGGGAGATTCAGGCGGCAGAGGGTATTACCTCCGATCCTGATATTCTTATCGCCGAGGTCACTGCGGGCATTCTGGATCATCGACGTGCTGCGATATTGGCGGGTCATCCCGAGGAAGCGGCGGCGGATGCCGAGAAAGAGCATGTCAAGCGAGCCACGGAGATCGCGTTAGCGCAAGCCGATGCGACTGCCCGGGCCAATCAGGCTCGCGGGGTCGACGACTTGTCGGCCGATCCCAACGAGGGCAAGCGAGAAAAGGCCGCTTCCCGTGACACGACGATGGAAGCAGACACGACACCCCGAGTACGAGGAGAAGGTAAGTGAGTATCAATTCCGCTGATTTTCCCGCCGCCCTGTGGGACGGCCTGGGGCCGAACCGGACGAGTCGCTTGGAGAATAAGCGGCCTGATTTCGAGGACTACGATCAGCTTGCGGCCGAAGTCATGGCACTGCAAAGCGAGTTCATTCTGCCGTTCACCAATAGCCAAGGGACCACGATGATCCCTGGTCAAAGCGTCTACCTGCATACCGACGGCACAGTCAAGCTGGCCGACGGCGATGGTTCCGGTACGCGTGGCGCGTTCGGCATGGTATTGGTGGGTGCCGCGAACGGTGGCACGGTCTACGTCAAGGTAGCGGGTGTCATCGAACTGACGCTGGCCCAGTGGGATGCCGTGGGGACTGACAGTAACGGACTGGACCCTGGCGTGAAGTACCTGCTGAGCGACACCGCGGGCGAAATCACTGCTACGCCGCTGGCGACCGCAGCCGATACGCTGCTCACGGTGGGCTTCGCGCTGACGGCGACCAAGATGCTGCTCAAATACGACGATACGGGACTTGTCGAGTCCTAATGCCTTTGGCTCTGCCGCGCCTAGTGGAGGCTACACAGGGTCCGAACCCCTGGCGGCATTCTTGATATGAGTATCAACCCCCATACTTTCCGTCGGCACGTACTGGATCGAACTCTGCCGTAGTAATAACGGCGCTTAGGAGACCATCATGGCCTACGCCACGATTACTGAGGCGAATGAGTATTTCGCCACTCGTCTCTATAGTGACGCGTGGGACAACGCCAACGCGACGGATCGCACCAAAGCGTTAGAAATGGCATCGCGGGATATCGATCGGCTCAACTTCGCCGGTTACAAGCATACGGCCTGGCTGCTCTATGACGCTGATGCGTGCCCCTGCGAGTCGGCGCTACGTGATGCCGAGGCTTCCCAAGAGGCTCAGTTCCCACGGGGACAGGATACGGATGTTCCAAACGACATTAAGATCGCTTGTATGGAAATCGCTCTGGCTCGGCTCGACGGTGTCGATCCCGACCAGGAGCTACAGAACCTAGGCGTTATTAGCGAAGGTTTCGCGAGTGTACGCACGACTTATGATCGTGACTGGTCTCTCGACCACATCCGAGCGGGCATCGCATCCGCGACCGCTTGGCGATTCTTAAAGCCGTACATTCGGTCGCCGCTTGATTTTGTTATCAAGCGCGTCAACTAGCAGCACGTGCGCTGCTTGAGCGATCGCGGGCAGAGTAGACGGCCTACGCTGCGCGTAGCTCATATTTCGCACGGTCAAAACACAGCCGGTTCCGAGGAGAATCTCATGGACCCAGGACAAGAGACGGGTAGCGGCAGCGGCAACGAACCGCAGGGCAAGACTTTCACGGAGGCGGAAGTCAACAAGCTCGTTGAGGAACGCTTAGCCCGCGATCGCAAGAAGGCTCAGGATGAGAAGGCCCAACTGGTAAAGCAGTTGGAAACGCTCAAGACGAGCGGCATGGGCGCGGACGAGCGTAAGGTGTTCGAGGAACAACTCGAAACGCTGCGCAACGAGACGCTGACCAAGGAAGAGTTGGCGACGAAGGCCAAGAACAAGCTGGAGCGGGACTATCAAGCGAAGCTTGATGCCGCAACGGGCGAGGTTCAAGCGTGGCAAAGCCAGTACACGGATATGCGCATTGGTCATGCCATCAGTTCGCAAGCCGACGCTGCGGAGGTTCTCCCGCAGAGTAAGAAGTTTGCAGAGGCCATCTTGCGTCCGTTGACGCGACTTGTGCCGGTGCTTGACGCTGACAACAAGCCGATCCCAGGAGCTTTCACCGAAATGGTGAAGTTCCCGTCCAAGGACAAGGACGGTAAGCCGGTAACGCTTGATATTAGTATCAGCGAAGCATTCAAGCAGATGAAGGATACGCCGGAAGAGTATGGGACGTTATTCAAAGCCCACTCGGGAGGCGGAATAGGGGCCGGTAACTATGGAACGCCGGATAAGCCCGCTGATATTGCCAAGATGATCCGGGAGAACCCGGCAGCGTACTTGGAAAGATATCACCCCAAAGCAGGTAGCTAACAGCTATGGCTAACGACTTTTCGCCGTATATCCCGGAATGGTGGGCTCTTGAGACCATCCGGGTTTTGAAGAATAAGATGGTCGCCGCGAATCTGGTGCATCGCGATTTCGAGATGCAGTTCCAGAAGTACGGCGACATAGTGAATACGCGTAAGCCCCGCGTATTCAAGGCGAAGCATAAGGACCCCGGCGACGACGTGACGGTGCAGAACGCGATCAGCGACAACATCGCTGTCCCGCTCGATCAGCACGTCCACGTATCGTTCGAGGTCGAGGACGAATTCGACGGCAAGTCGATGAAGGACTTGATTAACGAGTACATCGAACCTGCCGCAATCGCGCTGGCCGAGAACGTGGATTACAAGGTGTTGGGCCAGGTCTACCAGTACGCCGCGCACCAAGCGGGCGAACTGGGCGGATTGACCAACTCCAACGGCGTCGACTATCTGACCGAGTTGGGCCGTGTGATGACGGTCAACAAGGTGCCGCAGGAAGGTCGCCAACTGATCTTGAATCCATATGCGACCGAGAAGATGTTGCAGAACGCGACCTTCCACCAGGCTGATCGCCTGGGCGATCAAGGCACCGCGCTCCGCGAGGCTTCGCTCGGCCGCAAGCTCGGGTTCGATATCTACAACTGCCAGGGCGTGCCGTACATCACGGGTTCGGGCAGCAACACCACGGATATCAACAACGGCAATGTCGCTGTTGGCTCCACGGTGATCTCGCTGACCAGCGGCACGGGCGCAGATGCTGGCGACTGGGTTTCGATCGACGGTCGCTTGTACCACATCGCCAGCGTTGATACGAATGACATTACCTTGACGAGTGGCCTGACCCGCGCCATCGTCGACACCGATCCGGTGGTGATCTGGCCGGCCACCACGACCAACACGTCGGGCACGCTTCCCGCCGGCTGGCGTAAGGAAATCACGCTGACCAGCGCCACCGAGGCGCAGGTCGGTCGCTTGGTGTCGTTCGGCACCAGCGACGTGCGTTACACGATCGTCTCGGTGGACGGCAGCGACGTGTTGCTGGACCGTCCGCTGGAAGCGCAAGCGACTAACGGCACGGCGGTCCACTTCGGCCCGGCGGGTGGCCACAACTTCGCGTTTGTGAAGCAGGCCCTGTCGCTCGTGCTGCGTCCGCTCAAGGCGGAAACCGAGTTCGGCAGCAAGTCCGCGTCGATCGCTTTCGACGGTATCCCGATGCGTGCGGAAATTAGCCGCGACGCGAAGGCCCAGAAGAAGCTCGTCACGCTCGACTTCCTGATGGGTCTCGAACCCCTGGATGCCGTTCGCGGCGCGGTGCTGTTCACCTAATTGTAATACGGCCGGGCAGTCTCGCATGGGGCTGCCCGGCCTTTTTTATAGGAGAACTACCGTTGGCCCTCAACGAACAGCTTGCTGATATCAATATCAAGCAAGCCAAGGTAGAGGAACGTTTGAAAGTAATGGACGAAAAGCTGGATAAGCTCATTCACTCGGTCGAAGGCAACGGGAGGCCGGGGCTGATTATTCGCGTGGATCGCGTCGAGCAGCGCTGGAAAGTGATTGCCTGGGTACTCGCCGTGGTCGGCGGGACCGTGCTGGTTGAGATCGTGCAGAGAATCCTGTAGGGAGCTACGCCGTGGCAAACAATCTCAGCTTCATCAAGCGGGTGATCTACAACCTGAAGCGCCGCTATGGCATTCGGTTGACCGTGCTGCGGCGCGCCTCTGCTACGCTCAATATTGAGACCGGCGCCAAGACGATTATCAGGGACTCGTACCACATTAACCGCGGAATCGTTTTGCCTTCGCGTATCCATCGCGAGTTCTACTACGACCTGGCGTTCATCGCGGCGGCCAAGAATTTCTCTTACGGCGGTCACGTAGATGTGACCGAGCGGCGACTGATTCTCGACGCCCGCGACTGCGACTTTGAGCCCGAAGTGGGACACTGGATCACGTTCGACCGCGTGCGGTACGACGTGAAGGAAGTCAGCCGCTTCGAGGAAGGGGCCGCGTATTACGTGCTAGTCAAACAGTCGATCGCTACCGCGCCGGCGGACGTGCACGATGGCCGCTCTAGCGATTCGATAACGTTATCAGACGAGGCCGCACCATGAGCGATCATTGGCCCCGCTGGATCAAGGCGTCGTGCATGAAGCACTTTAACGCACTGCGGCAGAACATCCCGCTCTACATGGATGGCATGGATCGCGACACCGCGAGACTCCGCGACTTCGCCGAGTTTCGCATGGACGGACCGCGAACGATCGGCCAGTCGATGAACGAGGTCATGTTGATCGTGACGATCAACATCCTGGTGCAGCATACGATGAACGATGACGATGCCTACGGCTTTGAACGCACGATGGGCATCTTTCGATCGGCCTTCACCGAGTCCATCGACTCCTACCGCTATGGCGTCGGCCCCGCCGACGATCAATCGTATCTTGGTTGCCTGATCCGCCAGAACGAAATCAAGTACAACAACTTTGGCATAGTGGATGCAACGACGAGGGCGCAGCAGGGAACGCTTGAGGCCAAGTACGTCTTAGAATTGACGGAGGCTCAGTAATGGCTCGTATCGATCTGAAGCGCTGCACCGTCAGGTTCAAAGACGGTTTCGCGGCAACGGCACTGGTCAACGACTCGCCGGTCAACGGCGATACGATTGTCGAGATTGATAATGTTAGCAATCAGAGTATTACGCCCGGTACGCGTTTCACCTTTGAGAACATAGATCGCGAGTACCACGTTACGGCGGTCACGCGAAACGAGCTTCAATCGCTCACGGTGGACGCCACGGACGGCAACTTCACGATCACGTTCGACGGGCAGACTACTGGCAATATCGACTACGACTCGGGCGCCTTGACCGCTGCTACGATTCAAACAGCGCTGGAAGCCTTGTCGAACATTGCCCCTGGCGATGTTGTCGTCACGGGGAGTGCAGGCGGCCCGTATCTGGTGGAATTCACCGGCGTCTATGCAGGCGAGGATGTTCCTGCAATGACCACGACCGACGTGGACCTGTCGGGCGGTGGTACGGAGGTTGTGGTCTCGACCGTGAATGCAGGCGGCGAGATCAACCGGATTACGTTCACGCCCGCCCTAGCGTCAGCCGACGGGATTCCGAACAACAACGATGATATCACGTTCGGCCCGCACACGCTGACCATTAAGACCGGCGACGGCGAAGTCAATTACGAAGAGACGCGACCGCGCGAGTACGAACTCGATCGCGGCGAACTCGACGACGTGGTGGACGGCGACGAAGAGCCGATGCAAGTCAACCTGAATATGAAGTGGGAAGAGCTGACCGCGATCCCTGGCGCGGAGACCCCGACGCCGGAGGACGTGCTTAAGCAACGCGGCCCGGCTGCGAATTGGACTAGCTCCGATCCCGATGCCTGCCGCTCCTTTGCGATTGATATTGAAATCACGCACACGCCGCGATGCGCCGACGGGCAACTCGAACGCGTGACGCTGCCGGACTTCCGTTACGAAGGACTGCCGCATAGCTACAACGACGGGCAAATCGCCATGACGGGGCGATGCAACGCCACTGAGGCCATAGTCGAAAGGATTGAGCAGTAATGGCACGTATCGACCTTAAGCGGGCGACCGTCTACTTCGTGGACGGTTACAGCGAATCTCCCGCCGCTGTGGACAATATGGCTGGTTACGCCGCAGGCGCGACCACGATGACGATCAGCGAT